TCTTGTTCACGAGGTTAGCGAGAACCAGTGACTTCTTATAAGCAGCAACAATCTCGTCACTCCAAATCTCAGGAATAAACTTTGCTGCGGTTGTCGTTGTTACGTTATTAGTACCCAAAGGCATTTTGAATCTCCTAAATTAAATTAAGTTATTTAACCCTTCCCTCTGCATACGCTGCAAGAATTTCATCTTGTAGTGCATAGTAGCGGTCAGGATCTTCCAATTGTAGTCGGATTAAGTCAGCCCTTCGATAAATCTTAGAAGATGTAGGTGATGCTGCGTTAGAACCAACATCCACGGTTGCTTGTTTAACTGCTGCTTTCTGTGATGCTTTAACTTCTGGATTAGAAGCTACAGCTTTTGGAGCAGCTTTTGGTTTAACATAATTCCAAGTATTCAAGAGTTCTGCAGCAGAGTCATAATCCGCATTTGAATCGGCTTCAGCATATAACCGAAGACGAACTGGAGAAGATTTTACCCACTCCGCAAACTCTGGATCACTAACAGTCTGTTGGAAATCAGGAAACTCAGAACCCAACCGATTCAGTACTTGCATCCGTTTAATCTCAAAAGCCTGTTCTTTGGCTTCTTTAACTGCAGGATGTGTTTCTACAGCTTTATTTACATACTTCTTTGGATCTTCGAAGAAGTCGATCTCGTCTTCTTTTGTAGCAGGAACTTCTTGCTTTTTAGGTTCGAGTTGTCGCTTAATAAGTTCATCAGCTAGCTTGCGCACTTCACCTACTTCTTGGGCCTGTCTACCAATTAACTTCTCAGCCTCTTGGTGCATCTTGACTATTTCATCAAGACTCTTGCCCTTATACTTAGGTGGAAGATCCTCTATAGTTTCCTGTTGAATTTCTTCCTGTGCTACGGGTTCTTGAGTTTGCTCCGTTGGAGTCTCGTCTACCTGGGTAATATCTGCTGCTTCAAACTCTTCTTCTTGCGTTTCGATTAGTTCTGCCACATTATCCTCCTGTCCACAATGGATTCTAGGAAATTAAAAATACCTATCGGATTAGCTATTCTTTTCGCTTTTCTTTTGATAGGCTCTTGCTGCCTCCTCATGTTTTCTAGCCCACGCATCGTGTGCTGATGGAAACGCACCTGTGATGCCCTCCAGCCTAATACGGGGTGACGAGATAATACGAGAGGCTTCATTGCGACAATGTGGACACTCTACTGAGCGAACCTCATCGTCTACAAACTTTTCAGTTAGGTGGCCTTTAGCACACCTAAATTCAAATATCCGCTTCATCTCTGTAACTCCTCATAAGCATCTTCGGACGCTTCTTTGAGTTTAAAGACGAAGTTAAGGATGTCTAGTTGTCCTTTGGCATAGTACAAGTCCTCTATGCCGTTACATCTGTCCAAATCCTTCGATACTTCTTCAATCTTGCGTAGGTCTTCGATCAGGTCTTGCCATCCCTTGGATGTCATCATGTCGAACCTAGCCTCATAATAGGCTTGTAACTCTTTATCCACAGTTTCTCCTTATTAGGACTGTATTGTATTTCTACAACAGCATATTAATTATACCACATTTTTATAGATTTGTCAAGTACTTACTGAACTTTTCTTCCAGTTTGGGCTTCTACGATATTTTCCTTGGTCTGGATCTCCCGTTCCTTTAGGATAAGGTCCGCTACCCTAGCCCTACGGTTAAACTCCTCGCTGCTTGAGTTATCTAGGTTATTGGTCAGCGCCTGGACTGTTTTGACCCGTAGCTCCTCTGGCATCATCTGAGCCTCTATAGAGGTCTTTTGGGCCTTGGCAAGGCTTTCCTGGGCATTGGCCTGGGACTCAGCAGCCCTAGCCTGTAGCTCCTGAACCTGAGCCTGTAGGAGGGCAATCTGGGCCTGTTGCTGGGCCTGTTGCAGTGCGGCAACCTCTGGGTTGGGCTGGTTCATCTGTTCCAGCGCCACAGATAGTTCTTCCTTATTGGAAAGACTAGAACTCTTAATAATTCCTTTAAGAACTAAAGGCAATACAGGAGACTGTGGTCCTAGAGTTTGGAGTAATCCAATGAACTGTTGTTGCTCGTACTCCCTGGCTACCATTCCCAGGGTAGAGGCAGGAGTAAATACAAAGTCTTTACTTGGATAACGATCAGGATCAAACTGCATATACCTAACTGCGATCTTCTTAATCATTGGAATTAGGAAGTCATCCTGAAAATTCATCAGTGCTTGCTTATTCTTCTTAATAATAGAAGACATGGCTAGTGACATAGATGCACCACCAGCCTCGCCTGATGCTACTGAGCGAGTCATAGCTTGGCTGTCTAGTGTACCAGTAGCCTGTAGCAGCATTGTTTCAAATTGTTGAGCAGTCTGAATGTTTGCAGCATCAGTAGATCCAAACTTAAACGGAAAGAGGATCTCGTTAGGATTACCGTTGGTTAGCAGTGTCTTTCCTGGCTGAACCTTGTAGCTTACACCACGAGGCAGGCGTGTAGCATCTGCAGCCATCATAGGAGCAGTGGTTAGGGCTAAAGAGTCAAGGTGGCTACGCAGTTGGGCATCAATAGCCTTCTGCATATTGTAACCTTTTTCTACCGTACCAATACCTACAAGCCTTCCAGGAACCTTCTCAGGTGCATAGGAAACAATAGGACGATCCTTCATCATGTAGGGATTAGCCTCAGCTTTTAGCAGATATTGGTTATTAGCTATAACAACCACAGCCTCTACTAAGTCACTGTACTTATCAGCATCACTATCTTCTGGGAAAAGGTCTGCTACTTCTTGTCCTTCGCTCTCAAGTTGCTCTAAGTATTCACGAGGTACTAATCCGTAGTAACGAAGGATTCTAACCTTGTCTTCTTGGTAGAGTGTATCCAGTTGAGTTGGCTCAAGAGCATTATCAGAATACTCAGGACCAATATTAACCTTTCGGTAGATGCCATCTTCAATTCCTTTCACAACTTTAAAGAGGCTGGTATACTCTTCGACAGCAACTCCAAGACCATCATTAACATTTTCTGAGTTAGGATCCCAAAGCATGTTACGAGGATGTACTGATTTAACAGCTACTTTAATTCTATCCTGTTCTACGACACCAACAGCAGCTACTCCCTGCATATTAGGCATTTGACGGGTGGCTGGAATCAGGTCTACTTCACTTTTAACTAGGATTTCAGCAAAACCAACGCCATAAACCTCAGCGTTACGATCTACTTCAGACCATACTTGAGGTATTTTATCTCGTTTTAGGTCCTCGTGTAGCTGACGCTGTGTCAGTTCCACATCTGTGTGGTCAGGATCTTGAGTATTATCTTTTAATTCAAAGAATTCACCACGCCCAGTAGTAGCCTCAATAATTTCTGAGGTCTTGTTCTCTACTGCCTGCCGAATAGCAGGAGACACAATCCGTGAACGCTCTGATTCCCTGGTTTTATCTTCGTCTGACCAGATACCATAGTAAAGTCGCTCGTATTCGTCCCACTTTTTCTCGTAGTTTACTTCTTTGTGTTCACGCCAGCGATCACAATGGGCAGTAATAAAGGAAACCAGTTCCCGATCTGACTCTGAAACTGGATCTTCTTTGACTTCCGTGTAGTTCTCAGCCATTAGATGGTCCTTTCAATTGGCTCTTTGTAGCGTAAATCGTCCATCTCCATAACTTCACCACGCATATCTATTGGATTACCCTTGTTATCCGTTAATTGTGGTACAGTTACTCCATATTTTTTAGACATTGGGTCTTGTGCCATAGTTTGTAAGAAGTTTTTACCTACTGTTGCGTCTTTACTAGGCACTTTTTCACCAGTCATTTTCTCGTACATCTTAGCAGCTTTATGATATTTAGGATCAGCGTATCTAAAAGCTACATTCCTAGCCTCTGCTTCACCAGCTAACCGCATATATTTGTTAAAAGCCTCTTCTACTTCTTTATCTGAAGGTTGAGCAATGTCTTTTAGGAACTGTTGCCTGCTTCCGCCTTGTGAGAATCCCTCAAATTTTTGTACCGCATGCTGTGTTTCATGCAGTAAATCTGATACAGCACCTATTCTATCTCCATCAATCATAGAGGCACTGTTTAAATTAAGATCAATCTCGCCTGTCTTAAGGTTAAAGCCACCAACCTCAGTAGACTTTCCTTTGTAAAAGTTAATTGGTGTATCAGCTAACTCAGGATAAAACTGAAAGAAGCGATCATGCTTAATTAAATCACTAGCTAATATTGCTTTGTTAGGCTTTAAGTCTTCAAAAGGAATCAATAGTTCAGCCTGGGAATCATCAATCTCATACTTAACTCTACCGTCTTCATCAAACCAGAATCCAGTTCGAGCAAGGATGTCCTCATTACTTTGACCTCTTTTGAACATATCTGAGGCTAGGTTTAGATTTTCAGTTACTCTAGCTTGTTTTTCAGGTTCAAGTGAAGAAGTAAAGGTAACTAACCCTTTACCGCCTCCAACAATCTCAGGCATGCTAAGTTTAGCAGGTTTATCTTCAAACTCAAACAGACCTCTACGCATACCACGAGAGGCAGACTCAAGAATGTCAGCAGATATTAAACCATCAAATAGTCTAGCAATTGCCATGTTAGTATCCTGATATAGGGTCTAAAGCCTCGTACTCGTCTTCCTCAACCATGTCTGTAAACTCTGTGATTCCAATCTGATCGATGTAGGCTAGAGCATCAATCAAATCGTCATGCACCTGCAAGTTAGGAAAGTTAAGCAACTGATCTACGAACTGCTTATTCCACTCGCCTCTTACTAACTTAATCCTTCCATGCTCGAAGCGTCCCTGCAAAGCCCAGACAATCCGATCCGTCTTCTTCTTGTTGCCATGAGTTAACTCTGTCACTGAGATGAAAAATGACTTCCTCTTCATCAAGTCTTGTAGGTATGGGAGTACGGCGTTCTTTGCCATTCCTCGCTCTATACCTACTAATCGAACATCGTAACTTCTTGCTGTTTCTAATATCTTGTTTGCGGTTTCTTTGATATCCCATCTTCCAGCTACTATCGTATCTACATACCAACCATCAAGACAAACCTTGACTACTGCAATTGCAGTCTCATCTAAGTGTTTCTTCTTATTACTGGCTTGCTTGCTTACATCTTCAAAGCCAGCCAAATCAACAGCGATGTAATAAGAACCGTCATCAGGCAAATCATCAGAATCAACATATTTGATCCATTCGTCTTTAAATAGGTCTGACTGTGCGGCTTCGAAAGAAGCAAGGTATTCCTGTCTAAAACTGAAGGAAGACATTGACTTCTTTGCTGCCTCAATCTCCTTGGGATCAAGCAGTGGATTATCAAAAGAAGTAAAGTGAAAAGATGACCAGTCTTCATCCTCACCTCTTTGAGCCATCTGGTACAATTCATAGAAGTGGTTCCTTCCCTTCGGTGTACCAATAAACAACGCACCACCTTTTACATCACTTAATGCTGGTCTAAGGATCTGCTCGAATACCTGTGGCTTCATGTCAGCATACTCGTCAATCACGACATACGCTAGACCCACACCTCGCATCGTATCTGGACGGTCAGATCCTTTAAGGTAAATCTTCCTATCGTTTACAAGCGTAATAACTGCCGTATTCTCGTGAACAGATTTGATAACTTCGTGACCAAGTTCTTTAAGAACCGACCACATGATGTCTTTAGCTTGTTGAAATGTTGGAGCAACATAGAATACATCCTTCTCTGTTGATTTTAATGCCTCAATGATGAGGGTCCAAGCAGCGAGACGAGACTTTCCAAATCTTCGTCCTGCAGCAACCACTTTAAAACGGTGACTATCATTAAATACCTCTGTCTGTTTAGGATGGAGTTCAACTCTCAGATTCGCCATCTGGAGCCTCCATGTCTATAACTTCGTAATCAACCTGCTCTGTTTCTCTTGCAGCTATCTTGGGTGTACCTGTAGTTACAATCTGCACCTGGATAGCGTTAGACCTACCAGCCTTGTCTTTCTCAAAATGACTTAGCGGCAATAGCCTATCAATACACATCTTGAGACAGGCCACCTGATCCTTATCGGTATCATCCATAGCCTTGCGGAGCACGGTCTCAATTACTTTCTCTCCGCTGGTGCTCAAAAGACGAG